GCAGGGCGGGGATCTTCGCTCGGCACGAGGTTCGTGCCGGAGCTCTTAGCTTCGACGAGATCGGCCATGGCCTTCTGCCGCTCGCCCTTGTTCTTTCCGGGGAACTGGCTCTCGACCTTGGCTGGCGACTTCAGCTTCGGCTCCTCGAACGGCTCGATCGCCAGGGCCAGCAGCTTCGCCCTGGCCTCGTCTTCGTTCCGCCACTTGCGCACCGCGCGCTTGGCCACGAGCTTGAAACCCGCCGGCAGGTTTCCGGCGAGCGCCCGCGCGTGCGCGCGCTCCTGCACGGCTTTCGTGTATGCGAGCAGCCCGTTCGCTTCGCGAAGCACGCGGGCCTCCTGCTCCGCCGTCAGTGCATCAGGGTTCGGGTACACCGTCTCGTCGTCGACAGTCCCGAACTCGGCGGCCGCGCTGGCCAGGCGGTACATTCTGTTGACGGCGCACGTGGCCTGCAGTTTGCAGAAGGAGTCGTAGCACCACTCTCCGGCGGCAAACGGTGCGTCCGGGTCGTCGGTCGCCGCGGCCGCGGCCGACAACTTGTCCTCAAACTCGAACATGTCGAGCAGGTCGAAGTCATACTTGCGAATTGGCCCCTTTTCGTGCGGCGCACGAGGCTGAACGACGTGGATGGTCAGCTTCTCGATCAGGCGGTTGTGGTAACGCCGTGCTGCGCCGATGCCATACAGCACCATCTGCGGGTTCTCGTCGGCCTCCACCACGACGCCTTTACCGTACTTCAGGTCGGCGACATGCAGATGCCTCGCGGCCTCGTCGTACTTCAGGGCGTCGCCGGTTCCGAAGATGTCGCGGTGGATGTGCGTGATGTCGAGGCGCTGTTCGACTTCGAGTTCACCCGGCAAACTCCGGATGTGATCGACGTAGAGTTCGACGCTCTCGACCATTACCGTGTCGATCTCGAAAAAGCGCAGTTCCTCCGCCGGAGCTTCGTCCAGGTCGACGAACCGTTTCGCTGGATCGTCCGCGTGAATGTCGACCCACATGCCTTCGAAGGTTCCGGGGTCATCGCCGGTTTGCAGGCAATGCGCCGCGAGCTCGTGAGCAGCGGTTCCTTCCGCCGCCGCTTCGCTCGTATCGTCCGGAAGGTTCTCGCTCGCCCGCACGCTACCGGGGCAGTGCATCCAGCGGTGCGCGGCGCTCGGGGCGAGCCGCGCGTGAGCGCGGGCGGAGTGGGCCTCGGTTGTCACTTCGCCCCCGCCAGCGCCGCGATCTTGCCGTCGACGAGCGCCTTGACCTCGCCGAGCCGGTCGGCCGGGACTTCGCTCAGCTTTGTGGCGCCGTACACGTCCAGGATCTCGGCGAACTTGGCCTTGCGGACCTCCTGCGACGGGAAGAAAGCGTTCAGGTAGTCGGCGATGATGTGCTTGCGCAGGTCGTCGACGTTCACAGCCTCGGCGACGGGAGCAGCGGCGGAAGCATCGGTGTCGGTTTCGGCCACCGCATCCACGCCGGCCGGCGCTTCGTCAGCCGCTTCCGAAACCACGCGTTCCGCTGCGCCTCCAGCAGCCGCGCCCGGCTCTCCGCCTCCCGCAGTTGCGCTCTCGCCGCCAGCAGACCTGTCACCAGATCCGGATTCCCGGTGCACATCCTGAACCTCCTTCGGCTCGTGTTCGATCGTCTCGCTCTTGCGCGGCCGGCCGCGGCGGGCCGGCGCGGCGGGCTGCTCGGCCACCGTCTCGACGACCGTGTCCGGCGCCGGACCCTGGTGGGCGGCCTCCGTCGCCGGCGCGCGGGGCGCGAGCAACTGCGACATGGTGGCGGTGAAGGTGAGAAGCTGCGACGCGACCTGAGACGCGTTGTCGCCGGTGATTTCGATGCGGATGGTCACTTGGTTCTCCTTCGGGTTAACAGATTCTGTAGCGCGGTTGTCGTCTTCTGTAAAGCTGCAATTGGAGACATTTTGGTCATCGGTTTGCGGGCTCGGCGGCAAGGTCGAGCGTTTCGCCTTCGAGGTACGCTTCGATGAACGCGACGGCCGCTTCGGCAACGATCGCATTGCCGTAACCGCGCAGTCGTCCCACGCGGGCGGCAGCCCCATGAGCCAGCGGGAATGTGCCGGGTTCAACTGGCCGCCACCGTCCATCCCGGCAGTAGAGCCAGTCAGCATCTCGCCAGAAACCGTTCGTCGGGCCGGCCCGCTCCAGTCGTCCCGGAGCGTCAGTCCGTGGCCGGCGATCTCCTTGCCGACCAAGGCCTCCGTCTTGCGGCTGAAGTCCGTGTTGCCGGCCTGGTTGTTCCCGTTCATCGCCGCGGCGCCGGCCTGACACGTCGGCCACCCCGCCAGGTTCGCCTGCCGCGGCAACTGGTCGAACCGTTCCTTGCCCGTATCCGAGCGCGGTGTGATGTCCGCTCCGCTGTCTTTCCAGTCGCGGGTCGTCGTCGTCCAGCCCGCCAGATGCACTTTCGAACCCAGGCCGCAGTCGTTCCCTCGATAGACGCCCGTCTTCTCTGTCAAGCGTTGCTTGCGTTCCCACACCTTCTCCGGAGTCGTCCCCGGCTCCACAACGCACGGTGTCGGCCACCCGCTCTCCGAACCACCAGAGCCGTTGCCGGATGTGGGGCGCGCCGACGCCCGCAGCGCAGAGATCGACCGCCCCGCCGGCGTAGCCCGTTCCTTCCAGGTCAGCCTGTACAAGGTCGAGCCATGCAAGTCCGTCCTTGCTCGCAACCTGCTCACCAAGGACGACAGGCGGCCGGCGCTGGCCGATGAGCCAGTGGAAGGCGGGCCAAAGGTGCCGCTCGTCAGCAAACCCGCCGCCTTTGCCTGCCGCGCTGAAAGGCTGGCAGGGGCAGCTTCCGGTCCAGACAGGACGGTCATCGGGCCACCCGGCCCGGCGAAGGGCGTAGGACCAGACGCCGATGCCGGCGAAGAAGTGGCACTGCGCGTATCCTCGCAGGTCGTCGGGGCTGACATCCTCGATGCTCCTTTCGTCCACGTCGCCCGGCGCGATGTGGCCGGCGGCGATCAGTTCGCGCAGCCACGCAGCGGCGAACGGGTCGAATTCGTTGTAGTAGGCAACCCGCTGCAAAGCGCTACACTCCCGTCTCCGGGTCGTAGCGCAACCGCTCACGCAAATATTCCGCGGTCAGGGTCATGCTCTGCTCCGTCCACAATTCGGGTGATACTCTGGATCTTGCGCATGATCGCGCGCTGCACGACTTCGTCGATCGAGCCTGCGATCATCGCGAAGCGCACCAGGCACGGTTCAGCTTGGCCGATGCGGTGAATCCGCATCGCCGCCTGCTGCATTTCCGCCGGCACGAACGAGCTCTCGACGAACAGCAAATCCGAAGCGGCCGTGAGGGTTATGCCTGTTCCCGCAGCCGTCAATTGGCCGATGAACACCCGCACGAGAGGATCCTTCTGCAGCCGGTCCACCGACCGCTGGCGCTCGCCCTGCTTCATCGACCCGTCGACGCGCACGGCGCGCGCGTGCAGCCTGTCGAACAGCGTGTCGATCACGATCTTGTGGTGGGCGAAGACGACGATCTTCCGGTCGGCCGGCGTCGAATCGAGCCAGTCGCTGATCCACGCCGCAGCCGGTTCGGCCTTGGCCATCCCGGTCAGCCGGCGCAGCGTCGACACGCTGCCGTTGGCCGCCAGGCGCTTCAGGCCCTCGACACCCTCGCTCTCGAGCGTGGCGCGCACGAGCGCCGCTTCCTCGCCGTCGATGCCGTCCAGCCGGCCTTCCATCCAGAGCTCGGCGAAGCGCAGCGGCGGCAGTTGCGGAAGCACGTCCGCCTTGCGCCGGCGCAGCATGAAGCCGTCAAGCCTGGCGTTCAGCTTCGCTTCGTTCTTCGAGCCGACGATCTGGTCTCCGAAACCGTTCGAGCGCAACAGGCAATACGCGTGGACGAACTGGAAGAACGTCCACGGCAGGCCGGTCCTGTCCGACCGGATCGCGTCGACATGCAGCGCGCGCAAATGCGGGTAGAGTTCGCTCGGGTTGTTCGGCATCGGCGTACCGGTCAGCAGCCACACCTGCGCGGCGCGCGCCGCCAGCGCGTCCGCGGCCATCTTCGCTTCCTTGCCGTAGACGGCGTTGGTGCGCTTGGTCGTCAGGTTCTTCAGGTAGTGGGCCTCGTCGAGCACAAGGACGTCCCACTCCTCGGCGAGCAGCCGCCGGTAATCGGCGCCGGCGGCGCGGTCATACGACGTGACGAAGGCCGACCAGTCCCCCGTCCGGTAGGCCGCGATCTCCCGGCGCCAGTTCTCGACGACGGACGCCGGGCAGATCACCAGCACGCGCAGCGCGCGGACGATGTCGCAGGCGTCGATCGCCTGCTTCGACTTGCCGAGGCCGGGATCGTCGGCCAACAGCGCGGCCTTGCGCGACGCGAGGAAGGCGGCGCCTTCGGCCTGGTAGGGGAGGTCGAGGAGAGTCACGAAATCCGCGTCAGCGCCAGGTGAAAGATCGCGATGGCGTCGGCCTCATCCTCGCTGCCGGGCTCGTAGCCGCGGCGCCGGCATTCGGCAACCATGTCGTCCTTCGACGCATTGCCCTTGCCTGTCCACGCGCGTTTTATCTCGCCGACGGGTAGGCCTCCGTACGGGATGTCGTGCTCCTCGCACCACGCGGTCAGCGTGCCCATCAGCCCGCCGTAAACGTGCGCGGCGTCGACGCCACGATGCCGCCGAACCTCCTCAAAATAGACCTGCGTGACGCCGTACGCCCGACGGATGTCCTCGAGATTGGCACGCATCTTGACGAAGCGCATGCCGCCGCCGTCGTAACGGCCGGGCTTCAGGTTCCATGTCCCGGAGACCATGTGCTTCTTGCTGCCGATCGCGAAGCCGGTCGAGGTTCCGAGGTCGAGTGCGAGAATCTTGCTCATGCTGCGCTTCCCACCTTTGCTAGGACTGTTTTCCTATTTTGTTCTGGTACGCTTGTCTACCCACAGTAAGCCAATCGATTGCCCGCGCACGCTAGCGTGCATCGGGAGCCCAGGAAGCAGCACTGTGGCGATTGGTTTACGGTTCGCTAATCTGCGCGACCTCGCCGGCGCAGGCCGCGTAGCCGCAGGCGTCCACGTAGTCGTCGACGTTCAGCGCGCCGGACTGCGTGCGCGCCAGCTTCATCAAGGCCATCATGCAGCCGACGTCGTGCGCGTCGAGCGGCGCGGCCGGCTCCTTGCGGATAGCCAGCCACGCGTTCCACACGCCGGCGATCCGGCGGAAGTTGTCGTGCTTGGCGCCGTGCTGGCGATCACGGTCGCCGCCGACCAGGCTGGCGGCCTTGCCGGCGATGTCGACGGCGCGGCGGGGGTCGGCGGGGACGCCGGCCGCCTCGGCGTCGATCTCCGCGGCGATCGCGATGTCGACCGGGTTCTGCGGCAGCGGAGCGGGAACTTCCTCGACGAGGTTCCAGGTGGATTTGTTCGTGTTGTAAATGCGTCCAGCGGTCGTGTAAAACCATCCGTCTACGCACCATGAGCGTGTGCGCCCGTCAACGCTCTCAGCCGGCCCCACGACCATGCCGTCCCGGCGCCGATACCACTTGCCTTCCTCGATCCGCAGTTCGCTCACAAGCCCATCCTTTCCAGCAATGCCTCGATCTTCGCCGTCATCGCGCGCCTGAACTTGCGGCCTTCCCGCATCTTCTTGACGAAGGCGGGGTCGCCGAAGTGGACGTAGCCGAACGCGGTCTGGCTCATTCCGGACAACAGAAAGGCCTCCTCGAGGCGCGGCGCGAGAGGGTCGAGATCGGTAGGGGTTTCGGTGTTCATGGCGCGGACATTACGCTTGCCTTTGTCGCTTTGCAAGAGTAATTGTCGCTATCAGTAGCGAAATTGTTACGACGACGAAAGGAGACAAGACCGATGACGACACTCTACAAACTGACCGACCAGGACGGCTACACCCGGCGCGACTACGACAACGCCTGCCTGTGGGGCGAAGACGTTTCGCACTCCGGCACGGGAGAAGGAGAACTGTGCGGGCCAGGCTACATCCACGCCTACACGCACCCGCTGCTGGCGGTGCTGCTGAACCCGATCCACGCCAAGTTCCATTCGCCTCGCCTGTGGGAAGCGGAAGGCAAGATCGCCAAGTCTGACCGCGGGCTAAAGGTCGGCTGCGCCACGCTGAAGACGATTCGCGAGATGCCATTGCCGGTCGTCACGACGGAGCAGCGCGTCCGCTTCGCGATCCTGTGCGCAAAGACGGTGTGCACGGATGCCGCCTGGTTGGCCTGGGCCAGCGGATGGCTCGACGGAACCGACAGGACGGTGCGGGCGGCGGCGGCGGCGTGGGCGGCGGCGGCGGAGGCGGCGGAGGCGGCGGAGGCGGCGGCGTGGGCG